TAACCTGATTTTTTAGTTTCATCTTCCTTTTCCTCTTCCTCTTTTTTACCTTCTCTGGTAACAACTGCATCATCACTGTCTCCACCCTCTTCTGGAACTCTTGTTATTTGTGCAGTTTCAGTGTTCTCATATTCCTTTCCACTGTGTCTTACGTCTCCAATGTTTCCCTGTATCTCTTTTTTAATTTCATCGTCTTTCTTTTCTTCTCCAATATTTGCATCGTCATCGTCATCTACTGGACTTGATTCTCTGTTTGATGATTTGTTTGGTTCTACATCTTGTTTACCTTGTGCGTTAGTTTTATCACCATCTGCGTTTGCAAAATCTGTCATTTTCTCTACAGTACAACCAAATTTACTGCACTTGATTACCATCTTGCCGTCATCTCTTCTCTCTACGTTGTCGGTAATTGCCTTTGCAAGTGGATTATAATCGGTAATTAATGCTAGGGGAACTGCTGGATCTTTGCATACAGCGACCTCATAATGTTCTAATGATTTAAGTTCATAGGCAACACTTCCATCTTTCATGACTTTTGGTGTTCTGTTTGCCTTTGTTGCACCGCCAAATGACAGTCCCTTGTACTCTCCACTTTTAATCTTGTCCCAAATTTCATTGTCTAGGTGATAGTCTTTGTGTATCTTTCCTGTAATTTTAATTGCTGGTAATAAAGTACCTTCCTTGGTTTTATAATCCACCTTGGCATAACTGATACCTTTTCCGATAATTCTGTTACTGTGAGTGTCACTGATTGGTGCTCCCCTGTCCATCCAAATAGGTAATACCTTGATTAATTCATCAACGATTGTAATCTCTCCCTGTTTATCTTTAACCTGAACTGTAAGATAACCTTCGAAAAATCGTTGAGCACCGTCAATAGGATGTAGGTCTTTTGTCACAAATTCATTGAAGAATATCTCGTCTTCCATATATAAACTCGACTGTAACATTACTTATAAAGTTTATAGAAAAGAAGGGAAAAAGTAAGGGGTTAAAAAATGCTTACTGAGTTTTCTTTGCCTTGCTCACTGCATAATCGACTGAGAAACCGACAGTTAGCCCGATTAATACGAGTTCTGTAATTCCTAGTCCTGCAAGAGCCAAGGTTTGTGCAACTGCAATACCTGCAAATACTGCTACAATTAATGCACCAAAGAATTTTTTGATGTCATATGTAGCATCAGAAGATCCTAAGAATCCTCTAAATGTATTCAAGATTGCTCCTCCTATTACGGAGAGGGTTGCGATTAACAATGGATCAATCATACTCAACCTTGACTGAGAGTTATTATTTAAGGTTTATTGTTAAATTTACGCCTATTTATCCAAAAGTTCCTTGACAAGGTCGTCAAGTTCGGAATCTGCTTCTTTTGGATGTAATCTGTTTGACTGTCTGTCAACTGTTTTAGCTAAAATAATTAAGGTTTTTTGCAATCTTTGTACTGTTTCACACAAGTCACTTTGTGTGTTACTCATTTTTCTAAAGAATGCAAACAATCCACTACCCATACCTATAAGAGCAGCCAAAAGTAGAGGTTCTAATATAGATGAAAATACTTCCATGGTATATACATGTTTAGTAAAGTATATAAATTAACTTATTGGAATGAGTATTTTTTTCTTAATCATCACCAATAATGACATAGGCTCTTCATTTATTTTGGCTAAAAATGAATCATCCCCACCACTCATGCCGTCAAATCTACCACATTTGAAGCATATGAATATTGAATGCTGTCCGTCAGTGTAACCATACTTGGTTATTTTACATGATTTACACTTTTCATCCATGATTAACAACTAACAAGGCTTTATAAATAAGTATTGCTGATTATATGACATGGCTACATCCATATACATATTTGATTGCGACAAGACATTTAACAGTATTTACAGGGAACATGTTGACGATATAGAGCATAAAATGCCTCTTATTGACCTATATGTAAAGGGAACAAAATTATGGGTTATTACAAATAGTAACAATATGAAAGAACAGCCAAGATTGAGCAGAAGCATAGTCCATTTTAGAAGCGACAATGCCAAAGAATGGATAGAAGGTGATGAAAAATTAGTAACACATGGAAAGATTAGGTTCAATGGGAAAAAAAATCAATTGGAGTTCTTTCCAAGATTCATGCGAAAACCGTTACTTTCAATGAGAGTGGGTAGGTATTTTGGCTTAAATCTTAAAAAACGTGATATTAATTATGATAAACGCTACTATGACTTTAAGAATGACCGTATGATATTTATCTTGGAGAATAAAAATGAAATTTGACTTTGTACTGGGGGAAGTCGAGGAATTATTAGTGGATACAAACAACAAGCTAGCCAATATAGAAACATTGTTGGAACTACTCCTTACCCCACCAGATTTAAGAGAGTATATGAGAAAAAAACGTGGTAAGACTAGCGACGATTAGATTTATTATAGCCACCCATTATCTTTTTCCAATCCTTTCCGTGTTTTTTACGCATGCTTATCCAAAATGGGTCAGTCTTCATGAATCCACCTTTTTTATTATACTCTTTGGTGACTTTGGCTATTCTGGAGTGACATGTGTTGCAAAATCTTCCGTTTACCTGCTCAATATTGAACTTGTATGAGTTGCAAAAGAAACATAACCCGTAATATTTGTCGCAAACCTTTGCCAAGAGAGGCTCACGCCCCTTTTTTCCAGCACAATCACCACAAATGTCAGCAATGGTAGCGGCAGCCCTGTCAACCTTCATACAGCCAAGACATACTCCCTCCTTGTAGTTGTTTACTGCGGTAAATTCGTCACCTTGGTGCTTTTCCCAAAGCTTTTTGGTCATGTCGTTTGCGTTTTCGTTAGTTTCTAACTTTTCAGGCAATATCTTTCTCTAACTTTCTTAGATTAATAAGTGTTTTTTCTAAAACTTTGTTAGTTTCATTTGTATTGTTGATTTTATCTACAATTTCCATTATATCAATGATGACCTCGGTCTTTTTTTCAAGTTTGCGTGGCTTGACAGGCTGTACCTTGAGTTTTTTTTCAATTATTTTTTTGACAGTCTTTGGAGATGAAGCCTTTGGTGTATGATTTATCTTACAGGTGTCATCACATTTGTGAAATCTTTTGGTCAACCTTGGTCTCCATGTTCAAAAACACGGTCATTTTCACTTTCCATGCATTCGTAACACAAATGATTTTCATCTTCATTGTCTTGCCACTTGATTGAAGAACTTTCACACAGATTACATCGTCTAAAAGTTAATGTTGTTATTGTTTTAGTCATCTTCCTCTTCTTCCTCTGTCTTTGTCACATAAAAACTTACCTTTTTAGTACAATATACCTTACTCATCCTCGTCATCTCCAGTCAGCCATTCCCATTCAGCCCTCTCACTCATCTTCCCATCTCTTTACGCCTTCAAATTCACCAGCAACAATGTCCCTTGCATCCCTTACAGTCATTCCAGTAGCCTTTCTCAGTTCCTCAACGGTCTTTGTCTTTTTCCAATCATAATCCATAGCAGTTTGCAAAGTATTCTTTACTACCTCAAAGTTTGACGGGGTGATTCCCTTTGGATATGCGGACTTTTTGCTCATTGAGCTTCCGCTTGTAGGACTTCCCTGTCCAGTGCCGCCAATGTCGCTTGGTCTCATGTTGTTTGGCTCTCCCTCAAACGACTGTGTCTTTTCCTGAGGGGCTGGTACTCCCTTTCCTGCACCGTTCTGGTTTCCATTGATTGCACCCATTCCAAACATCATTTCTGCCGTCAGTGCCGTCTCCTTGCTCACCTTAAACTCACCTGTGTGGGTTCTTGTAATGTCAAAGCCCATCTGTTGAAGCATCATCATGTTCTGTATTTCAATGCCGTCAGTCTGCAAGTCTCTCAACTTGTCGGTCTCCTCACCAGTCTTTAACTGAAGTTCCCAGTCATCAATGTTTAACATCTTTGAAATTTTTGAGAAAAATGCCTTCTTTAAGGTGTCCTGTCCCCATAGAACAGCACGGTTTGTAATTGTAACCTGCAATCCCTCCTGACTCCAGCCAGCAGGGGTCTCGCCATAATAGAACGGAAGCACGCCATAGACGGCTCCGATAATCATTCTCAACTCCTTTCTTACCTCGATAAATTCCAACTCCTTAAGTGAACCAGTAAAGTCCAACCACTGTGCAGGGTTCTTTCCACCCTTGTCATTCTCTACCAATAGGGGGTGAATCATGTATGGATCTTCCTGTGCTTTCTGTTCAAGTACGTCCCAACTCTTTCTAAAGGTGTCATAGTTTCTTGAAGAAATAACCAACATACCTCGTGGCGGTCTCATCTTGTCAAAGTACTTGCGAATATATTCGTCCATGTGTGATAGGGACATTGCCTTTGACCACACTGAATAGATAGGTGAAAATCCATANANNAANTTTGGCTTGTACTTTCCAGCCTTCCAAATAACTTCGCCTTCTCCATAAATGACTCTCTTAGGTTGTGGGATACCTATAGAGTATACAGAGTTAACTTCAATTACCGCCTTTAGTGCCTCTGCTCCACATCTGTCACATTTTGGGGTGGTAAGTCTGGCATCCCTGTGCTCAAATCTAGGGCAAACCCAAATCTTGTTTCTCTTGTCGTCATAACCAATACGCCCATCACTGTCAGCAATCATTGCCACCTGTGGTGGCTCAATCCTCAACATCTCTTTTATAATTGTCTTCTCTTGGTCTATCGCACCTGTAACATCATCTATCTTGTAATTCTTAAGCAAAAGCAAATATGCATTGTCTGCAATTTCAAAGTCCCTCTCCAACTGACGTGCAACGTCTTCCAAGGTTTGCTGGTTGCTGTTTACGGGCTCCATCATCAAGTTTTCCAAGGTCTTTCTGTGTTCTGGCACTGGTCTGACAAGGTCGTGACTTCCACATGTGTCACACACAAGTCCCTTTGCCTCTACAGCCTTTTTCTTTCGTGGGTGTGCCTGTGCATTGTCACCGTTAGCCTCAAACGGCTGCTCGTCAGGGTTGTCGGGGGTAGGTGCATATTGAAACTCCTTGGAACAATTATTACATTTGTACTTCCATTTCTCTACAACTTCAAATCCGTTCTTGAACATTTCACGGTTGAGGGTCTCGATTGGAATTCTTAAAGCATCAATGTTATCTGCCAACTCATAAATCATGGTAAGTGGGAATGGGAAAATTGGTAGTTTTGCACCTGTATCGGTACTCATGTAAGGCTGGGCTACACTAGGTCGGGTGGTAGTTTCCGTGTAGGATTTCTCTATGAATCCAAGCTTGGACAAGGCACCAGCAAAAGACTTTCTAAAACTGACCATAGTTGTTAAAGTTTTGTCAGGTTATTTAAGGTTTATGGAAGTATTTGTAAATATGGTTAGTAATATTATAGTTTTTGGAACGGCACGCAGTGCCTTTAAAATAAACACAACCTTTATATAATCATGTATATTCGTTATAAACATGGCAACACAAGTACCTGAATACTTTGAAGCATTTACCAACTTGCAGACCGAATTGTTAAACGTCTTTGGAGATATCAGCAAGAAAGGTGATCCTAACGGTGTTGGAAAAGACATGTTGGAACTTCAGACAAAACTGATTACTGCAACAATCGAAAACATCACCTCCAGTGTAAAAGCTTATCGCAAAGCTTTAGAATAACTGCGAATTTTTTTTATTTATTTTGTTAACCACCATGTATGGTACATGATATTTCTCTTTTATCTTTACATATACATGGAGAGCCACTTGGAGACGATTTTTGCAAATCGGCTTGTGAGGTAGAAATGTCTTCAGGGGACTCCTCAATTGAAGGCTGTACCTTTTCTTTTTTGTTCCCCTTCTCAGACATGTATATATTACATCATATAACATATTTAAGTATTGCCACTATCTTTAATAGTATATAAGGAAGACTTGTTTTATGGTAGAACTGGAACTTGACGACTTTACAGAGATATTCAAGTGGTTTAACTTCAAGCATGATGAGACTGAAAAAGACCTAAGTGAGCAAGGTCGCAAGACCTTTTGGAAATTACACTTTCTATTGGAAGACAAGCTAAGCGAGCTTGAACAGTTGAGAAGAGAGTTTGGAAAAGATGGAGAAAAGCAATAATTCTTATATGTAAGATATGTGTATATAGTATGTGCAAAGTATTGATGAAGAACTTGTAGAGATAGAACAAAAATTAATGAAAATTGCCAAACATGAAAGGGAACTGTTACTAAGACAACGAAAGCTTCGTTGCCTAAGAGACAAACACTGTTCCGTAAGCGACTTTTTAAGCAACATTCAAATAGGATAGGATATATATCAATATATGTCTTGGAAACTTGTGTGTGGCATTTTTTTTCTTTTTACAGGCGTACTTGCACTAATAGGCATAGGCTTGATTTTACTACACATGCTTGACGAGTACAAGAAGGTTGCCTCAAAAGACGATACTAACGTATCGGCTAGGAATGACGGTAGGTATATAAGTAGAGATGTTATAGAGGAATTTAGATGATATATTATGACTGAAGCAAGTGCGATTAGAGATTTGTTGTTACTCCTCCACGAAGAGTGGTTGGATGAGGACAGGAAGACAGTCATAAAGAATATGTTGGCAGAGATGGTTGATAAGATGGAAGACAACCTGAACATGGAGGACTTGAGATAATTGGCTCTTAGTAGGAATGAACTATTAAATATCATATGTATATGTTGTGGTCGAAAGTACGGAGACCACACGAAAGGGAATGGTACAAAGTTTAACCTCCCCGAACTGATGACCTGCATGTTGAGGTTGCAGGGTACCATTGTGGCTGATGGTATTAGTAATAGTCCTGAGCCTTAATCACTTATATACCTTATAAGGTTCAAATTTTTTTTAATTTTTCGGGCATACACGAATCTTAAATTTGTCTGGCATGTTTCTGAACTCGTACCTTATATATATCATAGTAAGCCTCTAAAAACCGTTTTTTCGCCATGTGACCCTGCACGCCAAATCAAGCAAAAAAAAAGGGCGTGAAAGTGTTTAAAAAAAAGGGATTTACTAGAGTGGTTTATGCTCTAGTAATATTCACGTATTTCTTACCAGCGTTGACACTAAACTTAGAGCCCATGATAGAACCTACAAATGAGGCTAATACTTCTATAGGTATTCTTTCTATTTGTTTTCCTGAATTGGTGTCGATAGTTGGCTCGCCCTTGTAAGATACAAGTTCTAATGAATCTTCAAAGGTTTTTCCCGTATTGTCTAGAGTGCTAAACTTGGTAGCTGTTGCTTCTGCTTGTAGTTTTGCAACTACTGCTTGGGCTTTCTCTAGTTCTGTTTGTTGCATAGTCATCAAAAGTCCTACTATCAACCCCCCCATTTCGTGTCCAGTCGTAAATGGTATGACCTATGTTTCCAGTCCAGTCACAGCAGGCGTGGGGTGTGTCGCTTTAAATACTTCAACTTAGGCGTTTTATAAGTACGGTAATTAGTACGGTACTCTGTCGCTTTATATACTTCGATTGACGACTGGAGTGGAAATGTAGGTCGCTTTAAATACTTCGATATAGGCGTAGTATATATACTATTTAAATAAAAATAATAATAACCTTTAAGTAGGTGTAACGCTGGTGTTATTAGGTTATATCTAGGAACAAATGTATTTAATATATATTCGTTCATGTACTGTTTATTCTATTGGTGTGTATAGTGTGTTTATTATCTTGATTAAGGTATGATTAATATCCCACGCCTAATATGTTATAGTATTATAGTAAATTCACGACTAATCGTGCGTGGAGTGGAAATCGAAAATTGAAATTTGTGACTGGAGTGGAAATTGGGGTGGTTGATGGAAGGACTTTTGATGACCAAAAAATCGAGGCACGATAGGTACGATAGGGATTATCTATCTGTTGCTAGTATAATTGATGAGATTAATAGTAATACTGTTAATGTCATTAGTAAGAAACAAGCCATAGTGAATAAAGCCATTACTATGACTAATGAATGGAATGGTAGAAAGATAACTAATGATAAAGAGTTAAAACAACTACATTCTGTTATAAGACAGGTTAATACAATGAATAATAACCTTGAATATGTAAAGGAAGCAACATATTTACTGTCTTATGCCCCAGCAGATTTCATACATAACATCAATAGATTGATTGATTCATGTAATGATTATATTGAATCTAATGTATTGTTACAGTTAGATAGTAGTGTATGTACAATGGATAAGATAGATATAAATACTGATTTGAAAGGTATTGTATTGTATAAAAAGGAGTATATGCAATAATGCCTGTTTGTAATCTATGTAATTCTGATGTAGGTGATTATGGTATGAAAAGACATGAAGAATGGCATACTCATTGTAAAAGAGATAAACGTAATACGGTTGAGGGAGTAGTTAAATGGATATGACAGTTAACAGATTAATATTGGATGTTACAAGTGTTACAACGACAGTTGTTACCAAGCACCTATGGAAAACCTCTCCATTACCTGTTACAAAACAACAAATTTCGAGTAGTGTTGTTCCCAGAAGGAACACACTCTCACATTATGGTGAACTGTATAAAACAATTCATAACTGTAAGGGTAACATGGGTGGCTTGTAGATAGTAGGTTAACTCAACTCTTAGGTTATATAAAATGTCTACTAAACAAGTAGCAACAAGAGACCAGATTATAGAAGGTCTTACTGCCATGTGTGATTCTAACCCATTCTTTAGAACCGTTGAGGAGTTCTATGATAATGATATAGAATCTGATGGTGGTATATGGACAGGTGGAGAAGGCGATCCCTCTATTGATGGTGTTGGTATATTTGACTATTGGAGTGGTAATAACATAGATGTTACCAACTTTTTAGAAGAAAATGGTTGGTTTGCTGAATGGTATGATGCTGGGACAATGCATTTATATAAATTATGAACCCTAATCATATAATGCCAAAAGAACACATGACAAAAGTTATGGATTTATATAAGAGATTACCTGAACATGAACAGATAAATTACAGGTTATATGAAAAAATAACACATGACATTAGTAATGATGGATTTACTAATGGTGAGATAATATCAACATTAAAAACTATTGTTATCATATTATGTGAAGAATGTGTAACAAATAGTGAAAAAATGGATTATGAAAGAATACAAGAGGCTAATGTATAATGTCCGACATTCCTAAACACAAATTCAAATGTTATCTTTGTGAGGAAATATGCAACAAAAAAGACAAAGGTGGAGTTATAGGTAGTGGTAAATTGGTTAATGAAATATGTACCAAATGTATTCATAAAAACTATTGTTGGGCAACTGACAAGGATTTATCAACACATAATTTTACTGAATTGGAAACTCGTAGACAAGAGTTATTACACAGAGATATAGTATGACAGTTATGAACACTCAAATAACACAAATCTTCATACCTAGTAAAATAGGTATGGAAACACCTGAATTCATAACAGAAGTTCAGTTCAAGGAACAAGGACATACTGAGATGGTAAAACTCTCATCTATCCTATCTGCTGAGGAGAAGCAATTTGTTTCTGCTCTTGGTAGTAGATTGGGTATGATGTTTATTGAGAGTAATACATCTAAGGTATTAGTTCCTATGAAAACCATCACTACTGATGGTGCTAGAGAAACTATGATCCCTCGTGGATTTAGTGCTAGAACTGAAACTGTTAATGGACAACGAGGATTAGTAGGATTCCCAGCAATATCTGGTGGATCTATCTAATCCTTTCCCTTTTTTTCTTAATATATTAAAATAATGACTAATAAAGAATACAATGCATATTGTGGTAGATGTGGATATGATACTAAACATGACGATAATGGTTGTGTATGGCATCAAATGACATTGACTACGTATGATGGAGAATCATACCAAAGATATGATGAGTTTAACCAAGATGGAGAAGCATACTAATGACAGGCATACATGATAGTGTAGAAACTTATGAACCTAAAGTTAATATGGGTTATGAGAATTCTATACCTAAAGTAGATACATCATTTGATGATATTACTGATGAACATGGCAACATTAACATTATTATAAATAGTGATGTTATTGGACAAACACTAGCCAAGAAGATTTACTCATCATGGGAGAGTGGATTAAGAGAGTTATATAATAATGAGGCACGTGCTTGTAGAACTGCTAAGAAGATGGGTGCTAACCCAAGTTTAGTCATTACTATTGATCCAAACAGTTCATCTAGACAGGTTACTATTCAAGGTGTTGATTCACTAGGCATTACCAAAGCCATGTTTAATAAGGTTCTCAGGGTTATAGGCACAAGTGGTAATATAGATGGTGAAGAAATAGGACAGTTTGGTATGGGATTTATATCTTATGCCCTATTAACTGATGCACTATTACTTGAAACATGGTCTAGGGAAACTGATGAACATTATGCCATGTTATGTGATAGTGGATTAAAGTTTAAACCAATACCTATTGATAAAAATAATGATGTCAATACAATGAGTGAGTATGGAACTAAACTAACCATGACATGTAATGATGATGTTAGTTTCAATACTATGGTTTATAATATCAACCTATTGGCAAGATTTAGTCAAATACCTACTAGAATAATATTATTAGACAATATTGAAGGTGATGACACATACTATGGTAGAAGAAATAATACAGATAAATCTTATGATAAAGGTGTAATTGTATGTGGATTATATGAAAATGGTATGGATTATCTAAAATCTCTTGACAGTTATGATAGATTTAAAGATACCAATCGTGAACAAGGTGAAAAGATACTATTCTATAAGGAAATAACAATAGACAATGAGAATTATAGATTTGATGGTATCATGGCTATATATAAAAATAGATATGGTAGTGTTGGTATATTAAATAACATACGTCAAGTGCCTATGCTATTGGTTGGAACTAATATTGATAGTGCAATTAGTGTTAGTGGATTCCATAGTGCTATAATAAATATAAAAAATGAAAGAAAATACTCCCCTGTTGCAAGTAGAGATATGATAGAGGAAAATGCAAAATATGAGTTAGAGGGTGATTTAAAGGGAGATATTACAGCATATATGGGACAATACAACATTGATACTATTGATGATTACAAAGAATCATTGAATAAATGTCTATTAAGTAGAAATGTTATGTATGAGATTGAAGATTATCTTAGTGAAGCAAGTCAAGATGTATCAACTACATTAAACACAAGATATTCAACACCTGATAAAACAACAATATCTCTTAGTGATATGTTGGCAGTAGGTGGCAATATAGTTGCACTCAAATCATTAAGACATACTTTAATGGACACATTAGAAGATCATCTTGATGGTAATGTGCAATTCTTTAGAATCCCCACCAAATTATCTGATGAACGTAGAGGACATAGAATAGCCCTGTTTAAAGAGTTAGGTATTATTATGGGTGATGATTATAAAAAAGAGAATAAAATCAAGGAGAAACGTTCAATCATAACAGTAGTATCAGGAACAACCAATAAAACAGTATCATATAGTGGTGATAGATCAGTTATACTGTATAATAGTATTAGGGGTGTAAATTTTAGTCATAAATATGGTAGTAGTCATGGTTGGAGAAGTGGTTCTCATAAATACTCAACTACTATTAACAAAATCAATGAAAATACTCACGATTCAATGCTAACTGTTAGTACTAAAAGATTTAGTGATGTGCAAAGTATATTGAATACAATAACATGTGATTGGAAACTCATACATGATATGAAAGGGTTGAGTGATAAGATTGAAACCTTTGATGGATTGATGACTAAAGTTGGAAATAAGACATACCAAACAAATAAGGGAACTGTAAAAGGTAAAGACCTTAGTGGAGAGTATAAGGTGGTTATAATATATGATCAAGAACTGTTAGACAATGTTAAAAATGATGAAGATACTACATATTTGGCAGTAAAATCACCTGATGAATACATATCATTACTTTGGTATAATCAAACAAGTAGATCTGACACTAACAAACTGACATTATACGATGATATCAAAGGTGATCACATTGAAAGTATTGTAAAATGTAATGTCCATATAGAATGTACTGATTATCAATACAACAAAGGTAATGACATTGTAAGAATGTATTGGATAGAACAACTACTGCCAAAGGAATATGCCACAACATTTACAAACTCAATACAATATAAACATGAGGATATTGATAATATTGAATCTTTGGCAAGGGATTTGAATGAGGTGTTAAAGAAATGATTAAACAATTCATTTGGATTCACTTCATTGAAAGGTTCTTTGGTGATTGGCTTGATGAGTATGCAGGAGAACAACATATGATATATGAAGAAGAACATGAAGATATGTGGAGTGATTTAGATTGAACCCTCAAATTATAGCAGAAAGGAATAATACCCTTATTCTGTTTGAGAGTGGCAAGGTTAAGACAGTTCCTAACACACTATATAATCAGGTAAAGTATAGGGACTACAAGGGAGAACGTATAGTATATCACTTTGATAGTGAAACGTATGTTCAGGAAACCTTTGATAATGGCATATTTAACGCCTTTATGAATGAGGAGACAATACAGATAAGAGATAGTGTATCAGTATGTGAATCCATTAACCACCATAAAGAAAACAATCAGGACAAAACATTTGTTGATCTATTCAAATCACTCTATCTTGTAGAGAAAAGAGATGAGATTATGGCAGAATTGATTGATGTGTTTGGAGATAGGGTTAAAACTATTAAAAGAGATAGTGGAACAATATTGTTTGTTGTTGATGAGAGATTTATGGTAGATGATAAAGGTGTATCTCATTATAAAGATGATAGTGGAACTTGGAGATTCTTATGTACTGTTGCACAAGGCAATCTAAGTAAGATGACTATTTCAACAAAGATAGGTGATATAGAGTTGGGTAGTACGGAACTAACTATTATGGGTAAAATAGGGTTCTTATTAGCACCTGATATTACTGATACGGTATTCTTTGAACAACTGACAGATAAGATGAAAGCAGTATTACTAGCAGAAGTCGAATTTGATAGTAGTAAGGTGGCAGGTATATAATTATGAACTTTGCTTCATATAATCAGATACAACTGAATAATAGTCAATCTATTGAATCAAGAGGAGATATAGATGATTATGAATCATATTATACTGTGTTAAATGGATATCATGATGATGATCCTAATCCATTGGAAGTTGATATAGATACAATAAGAATAATAAAACATGGTAAATGTATGAAATGTGGGTTTGGAGATGTTGGTATTGCCAAAACTGTTTATCAATATAAATATGATATTATGAATGTTAAAGAGTTCATGAAAACTAAAATAAATTGGTTGGTTAGTGGATATGACATAAAAGAGATGGGTTCATAATTATGAAAGAAACAATAATTCATGGAACAAAGGGAGATTATGTTGTTACTGAAGAATCATGTACTTGTCCTGACTATGTTTATAGACAGAAAGATATAGGTGGCAAGTGTAAGCACATGGAGGCACTAGAGGAATGAGTAAATGGTTAGCAAGTTGCTTGTTAGGATCAAAGTATCATGATACTGATTATATATTAGAACTAGATGAAAGTCATGAAGAAGTTTGTAAAGAGTGTGGTCAAAATTACATAGAGTTAAGAAAAGACGAATGGGGAGATTATGGAGAAGAAATATTTAGTTCAAAGAAAAAAGCAACTGAATACATGAATGATCATGGTCGTTGGTTTTGTAATGGTTGTGAAGTATGGTGGTCAGAAGATACAGTAGATAAAAAAGCCCATGATTGTGAAAGTTTAGACAAACCACGCAATACAAAGAAACGTAGAATACAACGAAAGAAAGATATTGAATCTAAGATTGAACAGTTAAAATCAGAATTGAAGGAGATAAAAGAATGAATGAACTAGTACAGCATAAAATCATTAAATGTAATGATACATCATGGATGCCTTTTTGTATGACTTGTGATAAAGAGTTTAAAGCAGGACAAGATAGACATGAATGGCGTATGTATCTTTTATACAAAGAGCAAGGTCAATATAGAAAGAATGGATATTGGGTAACTAGTTGTCATGAATGTTTTGTTAAAAATATGGTAGCATTAAGAGATTGTGTAAATGAACAGTTAGAAGTCATGCCTCAATGTATGAGGGAGTTAGCATAATGGAAAAATCAATAGAACAAATTAAAGGAATTTCTCCTGATGAGGATAACATAGAAATAGATTATGACCATCCTGACAGTTGTTTATCTATGGAAGAAATTGTGAAAAAAATGAGAGATCCAAATGACGATGGTCATTGGGAAGGAAGGTCTTTTGTTTGGACAGCAGGTGGAACTAGAACTGAAGAAGGTGAATGTATGCCTGAAATACGAATGGTAGAAATATTCCCTTACAAAACTCAACCATATCGACCATGTGATAGATGCCACATTCAAATAGATGAGAGAATATATGAAGCATTTTCTTGGAAATGTAGTTTGGCAGATAAGTTTGATTTTGAACATAATGCTAGTTTTACAGTTTGTCCAGATTGTTGTGATGAAATTGAAGATACATTGGAGGGATTGAAATAATGAACTATGATGCATATCTAGGAAATTCTGGAGGAAGTGGTCATGGGTATGGCGAACAATTAAGAGAATCAATCGATAGACATTATAAGAATAAAAGATGGAGTGGTCATGATGGTTTGGTCGATTATTATGCAGATTGTAAAATTTGTGGCAAAAAAATTAGTGCATTTTCAATGTATAAGTTTGAAGTTCATTTAGTAGAAGAACATAAAATTAAGGAGGATATAAAATAATGGAATATATTAACAGTAATGACAGATGTATAGTTTGTTTTGGTTGTCCAGAAGATAATCTAAAACTAATTAAACATCATATGTCATACTTCCCAGAAAGAATAGCATACGTTCATTACAAATGTCATAAAATGATACATGACACACCACTTACTACCTTTATACAGTATGGTGAAAATGATAGTAGAAAATTCTATGATAAAAAACCTAAAAATGATAAAGGTAGCAGTATAGAAACGAGGTTGTTAGTATAATGGCTAGTGATTTACCTGCTGGTGTAACACAAGCCATGTGTGATGGGTATGATGATCCATGTGGAAACTGTGGACATCTGTGTTCAGATCATTTAGATGAAGATGAGTATGTGTATAACTCTTACGGTGAAGTTGTTGAGGCATGTAACATGAAAAACTGTGATGGGTGTGATGGATTTAGTGATGATGAATACACACCGTCTTGGCAACCTGACACATTAAGGGAGTATTACGAATGACTAAATTGATACAAATATTCAAGATGGATAGAATTTATAAAAAATTCTCTACCATGAAAGAAGCAACTACTTATGTTCATAGTTTGAGTAATCCTAGTAAGATGGACACTTGTGGTTATAGTATAAGTGCATTAGATTGTAATATGGGTGGACTATTATTCAATGTCAAAGGTAGTGTATGTGAGAATTGCTATGCTCGTAAGGGTAGATATGTATTTGAATCATGTCAAAATGCTCTAAATAAGAGGTTGGATAAGATAAAGAATGAGCCTCTTTGGGTTGATGCTATGATATATCTGATAAATAATAAGAAAAGAAATGGTAAAAAATTGTCTAAATTCAGGTGGCATGATAGTGGAGACATTCAAGATGAGAAACACTTATCCATGATATGTGAAATTGCTAGGAATACACCAACTGTTAAACATTGGTTGCCTACTAAGGAAACTATCATTGTTAAAGATTATTTGGACACTCATGATATACCAAGTAATCTAAACATTAGAATTAGTGCATTTATGGTTGATGGTAAACCAATACAAATAAAGGGAACTACAACATCTGTTGTAATCACTAAGAAAATGTTAGGTAAGAATGATACTGATTGTCCTATTTATGCTGATGACAAGCATGGTAAAACATGTGGTAGTTGTACATTATGCTATGATAAGACAGTAACTAATATTAACTATCAGGCACATTAATTATGTATGAACAAGGAAATACAGTTTGTGACTTCTGTGATAGAGATCATGGAACATTCTACAAATATAAAGGGGAAGATATGTGTGAGTACTGTTGGAGAGAAAGAAAATGAGTGAAACTATTATGAAAGATAAAAAAATGCAAGTAAGAATACCAACTCTAGCAGTTGATTTCGAACAATATGATCCAAGCAACATTGATGTATGGGAAACATATATTCCAATAGGTAATGAGAAGGAACGTCTAACTATGGCTATTAATAGTGCAAAGTTGCCATATCTCATTGAGAGTGAGAAAGGTCAAGGCAAGACATTGCTTGTACACACTATTTGTAAAGAAAATGGTGTGGCATTGGTAAATGAACCCATTGGTATTGGAACTAAGAAAAGTGACCTGATTGGAAGTAAGGAGATTAACAAGGATGGAACATTCTTTACTCTTGGATTACTGCCTAAAGCAATAGAGGTAGCAAATCACTTTGGTCATGCCTGTCTATATGGTGACGAGGGAAGCAACCAAGAACATGAGGTTCAACAGTTATGGCACTCTATATGTGATGGTAGACGTAGTATAATTGCCAATGGTAAGCAGTATAAGTTGAATAAGGGTTGTAAGTTGTCTATTATTTGGACAATTAACCCTGTCACATATGCAGGTGTTAATTCCATGACAGAGGCATTAAGAAGCAGATTTATTGGTAGTGCTTGGGATTATCCATCTAATAATGACATGGAAAGTGTCATAGATTGGACAGATATTGGTGTTGATGCAGTTAAAAACCCACTTTTGACATTGGCACAGGATATTTATGCTCTTAAACTGAAAGGTGATGTTGAGTATGCTCTATCTATTAGGGATATTGTACAGTTTACCCACCACTTTAGAGAGATTCAAGACGAGATTAAGAAGCCATTAGAAGTTGCTCTTAACGAGGTTGTGATGATAAAGTTTAGTGATCCTGCTGAACGTGAGTTGATAAGGCTACGTATTGAAGATACGTTTGATGTGAAGTTATAATCATGCCTAGATTCAGCAAGTATGGTAATTTACCAGAACATATTTGTCGAAAATGTTTAGCTCATAAACAATCAAGACACCATACACAAGTATGTAATCATGAAGGAAGGCTCTAAGTTATGATCTGTCCTAACTGTAATCATGATTCAACCAACTGGAAAGTATATCCACCACAATGTAATAACTGTAAGTTTGAATTTAAAGAACATCATGACGGTATTGAACTAGAGGATAGAGGTGACTAATAATGACAAATAACCCACCTGATTTCCGTCTAAGATATAATAAAAACTTGCCTGAGCCTAATAGATTGGTTGTATGGGACGTAAAGAATGATAAAGAGTATACNACTAGCCANTTTGACCTTACTAATTGTAGGATAAGCATGTTCTATGGTAATTCCATTAAGCAGGAAAAAGCATGTGGTGCTAAACTAATACTAGAGGTATGGAAATAATGGTTGCTATATGTAATAATTTGTGTAGTAGATATAGAGAAATAAACCGTACACAGATAGGATATAACACAGGATTAATTGCATTCTGTAGAAACTGTAATCATATGTATTATAAAGAGGATATTGTAAAATATAGATGCCCTTGTTGTAAAGGTGTAGTTAGAACACATCTTAGAAGTAGCAGAAGAAAAGAAATGTCAAAACTTGAGGTAAAAAGATATTGACCAAATGTACACATGAATCAATAGATTGGAAAGCATACCCACCTCAATGCAGGGATTGTTACAAATCATTTCATGAGGAATTAGAATAATGACCAAGCGTAATATTGACCTGCTTAGTAATAGGGACATGTTTGTAAAATATGCAAATGTTGTAGAGGTTGCTAGGAATGCCAAGATAGAAATTAAACATTATGGTCAACAGAACTGTGTTTCATATAATGGCATGAGTGATGGTAAACATAGGTTTAAAATACTATCAGCAACACCAAATGTAAAGGGTATTGAAAAGTTTGTTGGTATTATACATGAACTTTCTCATGTGTTATTTCAGTCACCATTTAAGGCAACCAAGAAACTGTTAATTGACTATTGGAATTTGGAAGATGAACATTATCAACTGTTCTTTAACGCCTTTAACGTGTTGGAAGATCAGCGTATAGAGTCACAAATGGGTAAGATGTATCTTAAACATGCAGGTAGATTTGATAAGACTACCAAGAAGTTGGGAAAATTAATGAAAGATGATGATTTGATGAGGGATAATCCAGTAAACATGCTACTTGCAATAAGATTCCAGCGTGGTGACAGCATTAAAAAATTAAAAAATTATGATGTTTATAAAAAGGCATTAGATGATGTTGTACTAACTGACAAATATGGTGCATTAAGAGTGCTTGTTTCATTAAAACCATACATAGATGAATGGATGAATGACAAGAATGAACGTAATGAACAATATGTTATACTTCCTGATAGGGTAGATTCAGAAGATACAAGGAAACTGTTTATTGAAAACGACAAAGAGAGCAGTGGAGAAAGAGATTCAAACATTATGCCACCAGATGACCTTAAAAAGGAAATGAGTGATGATGAAATTAAATCCATGATTGATGAATCTAAGGAAAATGGTAAAGATGTTGTGAGTGATATATTCGATACATTAAGAGATGATGGTCATACTAAGAAACTCCCAAAGAATCTAAAGATTATTAGAAGGCATGAAGGAAAGGTTGAAATTGATCACAAGGTAGCAAATGGAATGTCAAAGATATTTAGAACATTGATGATGAGACATAATGAATTTATAGATTATGATGGAGAAGAAATAGATGTAGAATCATATGTTGAGGGTATTATTCGTGGCAATGATATAGGTAGATGTAGAGTAAATCAAAAGATAACTCATGGAGTGTCAATAGTTGTATCAATAGACGGTTCACAAAGTATGCATGGAGAGAAAATGAATACTGCAAGAAAATTGGTTGCAACCATGTTTGAAAGTGTAAAAGATATTGACAATGTGGACATAAGAGCAAACGTATGGGGTGGTGATGGTTATGGTCAAGTAGGAATGACGGAGATCAATAACATGAATGAGGTAAAAAATATAAACATACAATCATATGATGGTGTTTATTACTCGACCCCACTGCATATGGCACTTGAATATAGTGGAAGCATGATTAAACAGATGAAAGGTAGCAAGAAAATGATAATAATAATTACTGATGGTGTACCAAATCATTTTAGTGGTGGATATCATATTGCATTGGAGACATACATGAAGTCATGTAAGAAATCACTAATCAAGACAATGAATGTCACTCCTAATATAATGTGTATTGTGGTTCAAGATGATAGGACATACAAGTATAATCCTGTTAAAAGGCTGTTTAAACGTACCAAGATCATGAATGTTGATAATATGAATAAGGCAAGCGAAAGAGTTATAAAGAGATTTAAGCAAATGGTAATGAAGAACATTGTATGATAAAGGTAAAGTTATCAAGCGTGTAAAGAAACTTGAAACCATATTATTCCAAAAATTTTCACATGAAACTGATGATGAACTTGAAAAACGACATGAAGATGGTGTATTAATGCATTATCTTAGAGCCTTAGAGAAGTTAAAGATAGAACAAGAATGACCCTCAATGATAGAGAACGGTTCATATTACATGGTATGTCCGTCATGGTAGTTGACTTGTTAATCAAAAGGCTTAAAAATGATGTAACAATTTTGGAAAACAGTGAACCTATGAGTGTTGACAGAATAAGCACAATTATGGAAGATATACGAATTGGTAGATGTAGGAAGATGAGTGTTGAGGAAATGGCTGATTTATATGATGAGATGAAAGAGGAGATGCTACTTGGTGTTGAAGTGCATAAGGACAACATATAAATATTCATAAGACATATTAATTATTATGATCTGTAATATATGTGGTCAAGAAATGATTACACATAAGTTTGAAGAACTTGATGTATGTGACGAGTGCCAAGTACTGATAGATAAAGAGTTGGCAAAACCTGTGGTAAATAAGAAATGAGGTGTCCTGCTAAAGAGATATGGAACGGAGACTATAAATGTATAAATATTGACTGTAATCGAAACATACCTGCATATATCGTAAAAAAACAGTTTACTCACCCAACATATAGAGTATGCTCAAGTTGTAAAATTCGTGATTCTATTAGATGGAAATGTATAGGATGTGATGGTGTAATAAATAATAATATGAAAAGGTCAGGATCATTCTATTGTTCTGTTATGTGTAGGATGCATAACAACCATGTTAGAAATTATGTAAAGGTAATAAAACCAGTAATAATAAAGAATATTGTAGGGTGTAATTATTGTACAAAGGCATTAACACACAGTCATAAACTAAAGTTTTGTGATTCAAAATGTCTTGGTCTTCATAAAAAGTTAGAAGTACATAAGAGATTATATAAAGCAGATATAATTAAACGTGCAAATGCAAGAATGTTGGCTAAGAACCCAAACTATGACAAGGAGAAAAGAGTCAAGCATAAAAAGAAACAACAACTGTATCAGAAACGTAGATATAATGTCCTAAAACTAGTACAAAAAGTACGTGATAAGCAAACACATATATAATACTATATATAAGTAATTATGTGTGTAATGGGTATTGTTCACTATATGTACATAAATTAAATGAAAAAAATCATTACTGTCAAAAATGTTCAACATTCATACCATCATCATATCTGTATAAGGAAAACAAGGATTATGGTAGACTAAGATGTAATTGTTGTCATGGTCTAGTTAGACACAAGGCTAGAATTTATAAAAACAATCTTAGACCTAGCAGTATTCTTCTGCCCAACACATTATAAAAATAATTCTTTCTTCCTGCTCATCATCTAGAACCTCCCCAGTATCACTTATACAATAATGAAGATATTCATGAGTTATTGTACTAAATATATCTCCCATGGTCTCATGTTTCTTAAGAAATATGTTTATCCTGTTGGTACTAGGATGATACTCTCCAAAGTCATCTCCATACACTTTAAAGTTGGATTCAACCATGACTAGTAATAAATATAATATTATTAAAATATTAGTATTGTATTTAGGCACAAATATATATATAATAGGTAATCGTACAGATAATGGTATCTTGGAACGTCTATTAAATTAGAGTCCAACTTACTGAAAGCGAACAGACTAGTAAGTAGCAAAAACCAAACGGAAGGAGAAAGAATGTCGATACATCATTTCTTTCCTAATTATTTATTATTCATCTTATTACTAGCATAAGTCGGAAACAGGTCAGGTATCCAAGCATGTACAAACAGTGCAATACTCATACTCATTGCCCTCCACCAATGAGTCTTATATCCCATGCAGTTATCTTTTAAATGTTTAAACATCTCTCATCTCAAAACTGCCTTTAATGTGACCATGT